ACTCGAAGCTCGGCGCCAGTCGCCCGGCCCGCCGCCGCCGTGATCTCGGTCCGCGCCAGCCGCCGCGCGTCATAGCTCCCCCATCGACCGTACGGTTTCGCCGTTTTCACCCCGGCCCGCTCAGGCTGCAGGAACTCCTCCAGCAGTTTCGCGATTTTCACCGCGCTCGTCCCCTGCCGGATCTCGTGCGCCAGGAGGGCGTCGATCATGTTCCGCGTTTTGGCATCCGCCCGCCAGATCCGGTCGCTCAGCCGGTACCCATCGTGGGGGTGGACGAACAGGTGCAGCGCGTCGTACAGGATCCCCCGCAGATGAAACAGCCACGGGTAAAACCCCGTGAACGGCGTGCTACTGGCCACCTGCCAACCTCCGGGCCCACCTCTGCGCCAGCGCCGCCCGCAGGTCCTCTGGCAGGACCCGCCGCAGCCGTTTGGCCTCCTCCTCCAGCGCGAAATCAATCAGCCGCATCTGCCCCCGCTCCAGGATCCGCGCGTACGCGCTCCGCGGCCGGTTCTCCTCGTCGAACGGCAGCCGGCTGTCGCCCACAATCGCCCGGCTCACCAACCGCCGCGCCTCCGCCTGCACCTGCCCCAGCCGCTCCGCCGGCACCGTCCCGTCAGGACCCGCATACCGCATCACCACCTGCCCGATCTCCCTGGCCAGGCCGTCGAACAGCGCCGTCATCTCCCCCTCCGCTGTTCGCAATGCGGAACGCAGCTCCCGCTGTTCCCTACTCGCCATCGTCCTCGGCTCCGTCACCCTCGCCAGCATCGTCATTCCCCAATTCCGGGAACGCGGCCACCGCCCGCTCCACGCCGCGCCAGCTCTGCTCCTCCAACGCCGCGGCCAGCCGCGCCAGCGCCTTCGGCTCCCACCCGGCCACCTCCGCCAGATAGAACTCCAGAGGCATCCCGGCCCGCACCGCCTCGCCGATGGCCTTCCATTCCTCGTTCCGCAGTTCGATATCGTCCAACGGATCCTGGGCAAACACCGGCCGCTTGGCAATCGCATGGTCCAGGTCCCCGGCGCCATAGCTCTCCAGCCCAAACCCCTGATAGCCCTCGTACCCCCGGAATCCGCCGATGGCCACCGCCATCTGCTGCGCCCGCACCAACCCGTCGTCGTACGAGGTCCGCCGCATCTGCACCTTCGCCTCGGCCCGCTGCCGCGCCACCCGCAGCGCCCGCCCGCTCGCGTCGCCCGAGGCCGTCCAGATGTCCATCTGCAGCTCCGGATAGTCCCGCTCCAGCTCGCCCAGCAGATCCCGCAGATACTCCAATGTCCCGGCAATGTCCAGCGGCGCCACCAGCGGGATCGCCCCCGCTGCCGGGTCCGACGCATAGAACGCCGCAATCTCCTCCCGCCCCGGCTCTGGCCGCTCCGTCGCCGCGCTCGTGCCCTGGTACGTCTCGCTGTCCCTCGACGTCGCCGCCGGCGTGCTCGCCGGCTTGCTCACCCCCGTGAACAGCCAGCGACTGTCGACCGTCTTGCGCACCTGGTCGCTCAGCTTGCTGGCCAGGTCGTCGACCTCCTGAAATTTCGTACGCCCGGCGTGCATCTCGCTCCAGCCCCACGCCAGGCCCATGTTCGCGTGCTGCACCACCACCAGCGGCACGAACCCATACGGCTGCTGCCACTCGGTCACCTGCCGCGCCTGCCCGTCGATGATCGCCTCCTGGCCCGGCCAGGCATAGGGCGCATCGTTCAGATAGGTCCTATAAATGACATTATCGCCGCTGCGCTCCGCCGTCTCCCGGTACGTCACCATCCGGTTCGGCGATTCCGGGTGGGCCCGCGGCTCCTCGAACTCGTAGCCCCTCACGTTCCCGAACGGATCCACCTCGACGTCCTTCAACAGGTTCGGATTCACCACCCGCAGATACACCCGGCCCCGCTCCTGGTCGTCCACCACCTCCAACGCCACGTCGCCAAACACCGCCCCCCGCAGCGTGAAAATGTCCTTGTTGATCTCCCAGTTGCTCCACTTCCACAGCTCTGCGATAGCCCGCCGCAGCGCCTCGTTCTTCGTCTCGATCGGCAGCGCGCTGGGCATCCGCTCCCCGTCGCCGGCCTCCGGGTCCAGCACCCCGCCCATCAGATGCGTCTGCCAGAACACCCCCAACCTGTAGGCCGGATTATAGATGTTGCGGATGTACCGGTACAGACCGTACTGCACACGGTAGGCGTGGCTCCAGGTGTGCAGGTTGCGATAGGCGTTGTTCTCGAAAAAACTCCATAGCATCGCGTACCGCAGCCGCCGCGCCTCGAAATCGCCAAAATCCCCGCCGCCCCCCGGCTCCGTCACCAGGTACGGCTCTCGAAACGCCCTATATGCTGCCACGAATCGCTCCCTCAAATTCGCCAATCAATTGCCCTCCAATTTGGAGTGCGGCCCCGGCCTTGCCGGGCGCTTGCTGCCGCATCGCGTGTACTCACGCGCCCCTACCCCATCTCCACCAACAGCGGCGCATCGGCCCCAATCCGCCGCCTGGCGATCTCGCAATAATCCGCGTCCAATTCGATGCCCACAAACGACCGCCCTTCCCGAACCGCCGCGATGCCCGTACTGCCGCTGCCCATAAACGGGTCGAGGATGATACCCCCCGTCGGCGTCTTGGTCAGACGGCAGAGGTACTGCATCAGCGCCAGCGGCTTGACCGTGGGGTGGTGGTTGGCGCGGGCGGTGTTTGCCGTCGCACTATGACCAACCCTGTCACCCCAGTCGTCTGAGCCGCCATTTTTGCGTGGGTCGCTTTCTTTGCGCGTTATTGCCTCCATCCCCTCCAGCCCCGCATTGCGCTCCGACCGGCTGGCCTTGGCGCAATAGAAAAACCGCGACGCCCCGCCGGTGTCGCCGTGGTTGTATGTCGGCATCCCTACCCCACCACCGTAAGCACCATTCCCGCCTATGGTGTAGGTCCGCCCATAGCCGCTTAACCCTGGTTTGCCCCCGCCGCTCTCCCCGCTCTGCTCATCAAGCATCGCTGCTGCCTCTTCGTCCAGAATCACATTCGCGGGCCAGCGGCCTTGGGGATTACTGATGTAATCATAGGTTGCGCTGTCCCCGTAGCATTTGCCCTGGCCTTTCGCGCCACCGCCAAGTCTGTCTCTATTGTCCCCTGTCTCTATCCGCCCCCCGTCCACCCACAGCCCGGCGACGCCCCACGCCAGTGCGTTCTGGGCAAATGTGCCATCGGTCGGCTTCATGGCGACGATGATCGGCTCCCATGCGGGCTTGAGCGCGGTCCCCCAGCCGTCCCACAGCGCAGCGGCGTCGGTGGCGGGCGCGGTGATGTCCCATATCTTTTCTTTTGCGCCTGGTTCACTCATCCAGGGACGTTGCCATCCTTCGTGTTGGTTCTGCGTAGCCCTTCCGCCGCCAGCTTTCGGCTTGCGTCCCACCACTTCCCTTTCCGCTCCCGCAGCCTTGTCGATGGATTTTCCTATTGCATGGCTCTTTGGGAAACCACTCCCGTACAGCCACATCACCACGTCGCGGATCTCAAATCCTGCATCCTCGACGGCGGCCATCAGCCGGTGGTGGGTGCGCGGCCCGCCAAACGCCATCAGCATCGCCCCCGGCTTGAGCACCCGCCGCACGGCCTCCCAGTAGGCCACGCCGGGCACGCCGTGGTCCCAGTTCTGGCCCATGAAGCTCAGCCCATAGGGCGGGTCGGTGATGCAGGTATCGATGCTGTTCGGCTCCATTTCCGCCAGCACGTCCAGGCAATCGCCCTCGTGCAGCGTCACCTGTGGCATCTCTCGACTCATCCCCGCCATACCTCAAGCTCGCCCATCTCCAGCCCCCGCTCGTTGCCCACCAGGTCCATCACCGCGTACACCAGCGCGTCCACCTGGTCGTCGAACTCTCCATCGGGGAACATCACCAGCTCGTCCTCGAACGTATCCAGCCAGTCGCCCCCCGTCACGTGCACCACGCGCCCCGCCTCATAATAGGGCGTCACCGCCTCGGCTCGCGCCGCCTTGTCCTGCGTCCCCGGGCTCACCCGCACCAGCGGGATCGTCGTCTCCCGCTCCAATGTCTGAATCGCGCTCCGCCCGCTGACCTTGTCCTCCACCACCACCCGGCTCGGCCTCATCCGCTCGTACTCGCTCCGCATCGCCCGCACCAGCTCCGGAAACTCCAGCCGCTCCCGTCGCACCCTCAACACATAAACCCTATTATCCGCACTGAGCGCCGCCGTCACACACACCGAAAAATTGCTCTTGCCCTCGCCGTACGAGGTGTCCCAGGCCTGCACCGTTTTCACCAACCGCGGCAGCCGCTCCGGCTCCTCGTAGTGGAACCATTGCCGCTTGAACATCTTGCCCGCGAGCGCGTGCAGGTCGTTCAATTTCTCCCGGATCCAGATGCTCCGTCGCGGGCTGGCCAGCATCTCCATCAGCAGCGTCCGCAGGTCCCATTTCGCCGGCCACAGCGTCGTCACCCCCTCCGTTCGGATCGTCACGTCCACCAGCCGCCCCGTCTCCTCGTGATACACCGGCTCGTACTCGATCTCGCTCAGCGTGTGGCTCGTAATCGCCGACACCACCTGGCAGTCCCACGCCGGATTCTCCCGCACCAGTTTGTAAATGTCCGGTTTCAGCGTCTTGAGCGTGCCCACCACAATAATTTTCGTGTGCGGCTCCCGGAGCTGCATGATCGTCCCCGTGAACCAGTTGACCAGACCGTCGACCCGCTCCTCCGTCCGCGTGTTCTCGTCGTCCTCCACGTCGTCCAGAATGATCACGTCGAAATGCCCGCCGGTGATGGCCCCGCCCACGCCGACCGACTCGATGGTCGGGTCCTTGCCGCGCCGGCTGCGTTTCACGTAAATCCTGCGCTGCTGCCAGGCGCCTTCCTTTTTCCGGCCCGTCTGCACCTGGCCCCCGGCGTTGCAAATGTCCTCCGCGCCGACCGCGTCCCGCCAGTGCTGCCTATAATAGCTTTTAAGGTCCTCGTTCGATTCGAGCTCGGCCTTGATCACCCCCAGGGTTTTCTCGGCCTCCGTCGCCGTTTTCTGCACAATCAGGATCCGCACGTTCGGATCCTCGCAGATGCGCCTCAGCGGATAGCTGATACAGAAAATCTCTGATTTCCCGTGGTCCCGAGGCCAGAAATCCGCCTGGTATTGAATCGAGTCGTCGTCGACCCGCGCCGCCATCTCGTACTGCTGCGGCCCCGGCACAATCCCCCGCCGCCACACCCGCGCAAAAATGGCGCTATCCCGTCTCCCCGCCGCCAACAGCATCGCTCTGAAGCGCCGCCCGGATCGCTTTGAGCTCCTCATCGCTCACGTCCGTGAAATCCACCGGCCCGCCGCCGCCGCCCACCACCTGGACCCGCTTCTCGTCCGTCCACACCCCGGCCCGCTTGTCACCTGGTCCACCTCCGCCAACCGGCTGCCCCGCAGCCGCCGCAACTGGAGGTGCTCCGCCGTCACGTCCCACAGATTCTGACCCGGCCCCGGCTGCCCGTCGAATTTCGCCCGCCGGTTGTAGAACCATCGCCGCGAGATCCCCAGCCAGTCGGCCAGGCTCTCGACGGTGGGCAACGTGCCACGGTCCCCTTTCCTCAGACTCAACCAGGTGATACAGAAAGCGTCCTTCCACTTCCACCCCTGCTGCCGCAGGACCCGATAGTCCTCCAGCCACCACTCCGACGCCTGATCCTCCAGCCAGCGCTCCGCCGCCCGCATCAGCAGCGCGCCAGACGGCGATCTATCCTCAAAATGTGCAGATTGTGAATTGACATCATTATAGAGATCGTCGGCCGCCAGGCCCGAAAATTCGGCCTGGCCTGCCCCCTCCCCCGGCCCCTCCGGGATGACTACACGAAACTGTGACCGGTCCTGCTCAGTCCCCATAATGCCGATTATCCGTCCTCTGCCAGATCACCCGCGTCTTTTCCATCATCCGCCGCCACGTCCACACCACCGCCCGCCCCCGCATCCTGTACGGGCGACGCTGTCTTCAGCGCCGCATGCGTCGCCCCTTCCTCCGCCTCCAGATCGAACGCATACACGCTCACCAACTGGGCCACACCGTCCACCCGTTCTCGCTGGGCCTTGGCCACCCGCAGCCGCCCGGCCCGTTTCGCCTCTCGCAGCAGCCTCATCATCGAATCGTAGCTCAGCCCAAAATGTTCCGACCATTCCCCGCTCGTGTAAAACCCGTCCGCCAGGCCCTCCGACGACTCCTCCAGATGCGCCAGCAGCTCGTTCAGCGTGAACCCGGCGCTCACCTCGCGAATCATTCGATACCCTCCACGTGTTGGTCCGGCAGCGCGAATATCCTCGGCTTGACCACCAGGTCCTGCCCGTCCCATTCCACGATCATGTACCCGATCTCCGGCACCATCGATGCCGCCTTTTTGTACGCAAACGCCGTTTTGAGCTGCCAGGCCGGCGTCACCGCCACGTGGATGTCCGGCGGCGCCAGCACGTAAATGAACCGGTGCCGGTGGCTCCGCACCACCATCCGCACGTCCGGCGCCCGATCTCCGTAAAACCGCGCCAGCTCCGCCAGCAGCAGCAGCGTATCCCGTAGCGGCACCGTGGCCTCGTACCACGGCACCGACGAGATCCCCACATGATGCGCAAAATGGATCACCGGTTTGTGCTCCGCGGCTCCCTCGCGCCCCATCTCTGCCGCCGACGGCAACCCCAGGTAGATCTCCCACCACGTGTATTGCCCGCTGCTCGGATCCGTTTTCGCGCTCAGCGATTGCGCCAGCAATTCCACATACTCGCTCGATTTCCCCTCGTGCCACTCCGTGCCTCGTACCATGTAAAATTCCCGCGCGCATTTCCGCAGCGGGGCCAGCAACTCGTAGGCCGCCCGTACCTGGATCTCTGTTTTGTTGGTAATGAGCTGTCCGTCGCGATAATTCACTCCCTGAATGGCGTCCCCATTGACCACCACCACCGGTTTCGGCCGCATGGCCTCCACCTCGGCCAGCATCGCCCGCCAGCACTCCAGCAGCCACATCTGGTACACATTGGCCGTGTATTCGCCGCCACCCTCCACCGGGTGCGCTCCCGGCCACAACCCCACCGTGCTGCCCACGTGCAGATCGCTCAGCACCACCACGCGCCGGACTGGTTTTTTCGCCATGATCTACCGCGATTCCGCCCTATCCAGCTCGTCACCCCCGCGAAAGCGGGGGTCCACTCCCTGTCCGTCACCCTGCTCGTAGGGGCGAGGCACTGCCTCGCCCTCTGCCTCCGCCTGTTCCCGCAGCCGGCGGTTCTCCCGCTCCAACTCGCTCACCCGCGCGCGCAGCCGCCGCACCTCCGCCTCATATTTCCCGAGCTGAACCTGGTTCTCCTCCAGCATTTTCCGCGTCGCGTCCAACTGCACCCGCGTCGCATCCAACAGCGACTGCGTCGCATCCAGGTCCTGCTCCATCTCGTCCAGGCGCGCCCGCAACCGCACGTTTTCGCCCGACAAACAGTCCAACGCGATCTGGAGCTGCTCTACCTCCGATTTCCGAGCCGCCGTCCCCGCCTGCCGCAGTGCCGCAATCCCGCTCAGCCCGCCGAACGCGCCCAGAAGCGCCAGCACAATCCCGATGATGCCACTATCCATCCGCTAGCCCCCGCATCCCCCGTACGGGCGACGCATGCGTCACCTTTTCCCTATTCACCATGCGCGAGCACCGGTCGCACCCACCGTTCCACGAAATCATTGACAAAATTGGCCCCGCGGCCAATCAGTAAACCCGTCAGCACTTCCCCAACGTACGGCGCCCGAGCCGTCAGACCCACCAGCGCCAGGAGATCCATCGCATACACCAGACACAGCCCCACCCCGACGATCGCCGCGCTGTACCGCAGCGCCATGCTCCGCCACAGCGGCACCTCCTGCTCGTCCGGCTTCAGCCAGGGCTGCACGAAATATTCCACCAGCGCCTCCACCAGCGCTGCCAACAACAAAATGGCCAACAGCATCGCACCCACCTGCAAACTCATACATCCCTCCCGTCACCCCCGCGCACGCGGGGGTCCATCCTTCCCGCCCAACAAAAAACGCCCACCGTGGTGGGCGCATTTCTGCGGCGACCAACTCCCGGTGGGCGTGACGGCCTGGACCGTGAGGCCCTGACTATTCGATTCTCCCTACACCGTCACCCCCGCGCACGCGGGGGCCCATCCCGCGTACTCGCGGGCGTCTTATATTCGGGGGGCGCAGATGTCGACGTGCATCGGGTCGGGGGCGCCCCCCCTACACCATTTTGCGGCCCCCCTATTCGGCGGCGCATTGTGCGCCGGGGCCTATTTGGTATCTACTCCGCCGACCGGAGCCCGTATCTGCGCTCGATCCACCGGGCGATCATCAACAGCGCCCGGTGCACCACCAGCAAAAACTCGCGCATCTCCGAATCCTCTCCGCTCATACATACATTATACCACACACATCACGGATTGACAACACACCCCAATACCTAGTTCCTCATCTGCCCCCCATCCCCAACCCGTAGGGCCCCAAATCCGTCATTCCCGCGAAAGCGGGAATCCATCGCGCGTACCCTCGCGCGAAATCCATGTACGGGCGACGCATGCGTCGCCCGTACCAACACGCATAATCTCCCTTATCCGTCCCTATTTTGGAGTGCGACCCCCGTACTCGTGGATACCCACCTCCCTCCTCCCCGCCGATGTCGGCGCCCGGATCCCAAACGCTACCGCCACCGCGCACAGCGCATCGACAAACCCGCGCTGATACGCCTCCGCAAACTCCCCATCCAGCGCCGTCACCGACCGCGCCGTGTTCCGCTGCACCTCCAGCACCGACGCCAGCGTCCGCGTCACATCCTCCCGAAACCACATGTCTAATCCCATCAGTCGGCCTCCCACGTGATCAATTCGAGGTCGACAGGAAGCCCATATAGCCGGTCGAAAAACGCGAGAAGCTGCTCCCCACTTTCAAAGCCATCTGCCAACGCCAGCCACGTCAATGCTGTCTCGCTCAAACGCATCCCACTCGCCCAGACCGAGTCCCGGTCCAGGTGGATGGGTAACACCTGCGTGCAGGTGACCTCTCGCCGGCCCCGGCGGCCCTTAGTCCGCTGCTCCGTGTACAAGCGTAGCCGGTCGCCGGGCTGCGTGGGCCGCCTCCTCGGCCTCCGGAGCGTCTGTCGTTTGGCGCCGCTCTCCACTGCCTCGGCAAATTGCTGTTTGAAATTGTATGCTGTCATCACTCCTCCTTTTTTGCCGCGTTGTACTCCCCCGTCACCCCCGCGAAAGCGGGGGTCCATCCGCCTACTCTGGCCGCCCCGCATCGTACACCGGATGACGACCCTCATAATACTCCGGGTCCGCCTCCAGCCTCTCCCGGATGAACATCTCTGCAAACAGCGGGTATTTCCGCTCCATCCGCTCCCGCAATCGCCGGACCCGGTTCCGCGCCCTGGCCTCCCGGCTCCACTGTTTCCGCGGTGGCAAAATCGGCGACCAACACACATGATACCCGCTGCCCGGTGTCCCCGCCGCTGCCACGATCTCCGCCGGCGGCCGCTTATCAGCCGTCCGCCAGTCCTCAATCTCGACCCACACCACCACCTCATTATCCGGCCCGATCACCCGCCACACCGCGCCTATCGTACCCATCGTCCCTCTCTCCGCCTACAGCAACGCCAACTGCTCTCCCTCGGCCCGATCCGCGTTCAACACCTCCAACGGGATCACAGCACCATTCGACAGCGAATGGTACTGCCGTAGCGCTACGTCCAACTCATTCGCATACGCCTTTCGAGTCAGCGGATAGCCCGCCGCCTGGGTTAAATCCTGTTGCAGCCGCACAACCCGCAACGCGGCCCGATGCGCCTGCTCCTCGTGACCCATCACGTCCCACCGGTCCCAATGCTCGATCGCGGGCCGTGACACACCATCAACCTCCAACCACAACGTTAATTCGGCGTGGCGGTCCACGATAAACAGTTGTGGCTGACCGAATCGATCCAAATCCACCTGGCAATTCCCCACAATCTCGTGCGTATGAATATTCACCCAGGAGCTGCCCACCAGGTCACCCAGCGTCCACCCACTCGGGACATACGTCATCCGACTGCGCAAATACGGCGCATCCCGCAACTGATTCAGCCACACCTCCGTGGCCAGATGCTCCTCCGTCACCGTCGGATCGAACCGCTCCAGTCGCTCCGGGATCTCGTTCAATTTCCAATCGCGATTGGTCTCGTGATGCCGACTGTCCCACACCACAAACAACACCTCGTCCCTCGGCCCCCGTCCCCGATACTCAGCCAGCACCCAACGCTGCCAACTCTCCACCCCCGACGAAAACGTCAGCGTCCCGGCAATCTCATACCGGAAACAAGCCCCCACCTCCAGCCCGTCGAAAAACTCAGCACCCATGCCGCCCTCCCTCGTAGGGGCGAGGCACCGCCTCGCCCCGAGGCGCTGTACCCAGCGCCCATAATCCCCATTAACCTCCCAGCCACCGCGCCACCCAAACCCCCAGCCCACACATGTTCGCAACTGCGAACAGAAACAGCACCAGCCCCAGGCACCCCGCCTGCCGGTCCTCCGCCCGCGCCATCCGAGCCGCCCGCTGCGCCTGCCAGAACTCGCACCAACCGTCCGGGTGGGCGCCCACCCCCAGGCCGCCGCGCCGAACCAACACCACCTGCGCGCCATCAGGCACGCCGTCCGGCGCCCCCTGCTGCCAATCGTCCATCGTTCTCCCCTCCCCCGACACCACCCCCGACGCTATAATGCCGCCCACGTGCGTGCCGTCATGGCGTCGGCGCGTAGCGTCAGAGCGCCCGTTCCACCACATATTCCCGCCCCGACCAATAATCCGGCACCGGCGCATCCCCCATCACCTCGCGCCACATCCGCAACGCATCCTCGCGGATCTCCCGCCGGCTCAGCCGCAACTCCGCCACCTGGCCAGGCCCTGGCGCCTCCCACCAGCCCCGCCGCGCCCCCCGCTCCAACAGCCGCCGGATCGTCCGCTCCCGCAGCCGCAACTGTCGAGGCCGTCCCATCCGGTCCCGCTCCCGGAAGGGCAGCAGCGGCGCCGGTTTGATCGCAATCGTCCGATAGCTCAGATCCCGCAGGCCCGTCACGTACAGTGCAAACCACACGTCGTTGCCCTGCTCCGGGTCGATCGTCACCCGCTCCGGCGCCGGAGGAGGCCCTGCCACGTGCCGCCCGTTCGTCCTCACCGTATAATCCGTCGCCCGCCGCTCCTCCACCCCCGGCGCCTCACCCTCCGCCATATTCAGGATCAGGGGCAGCAACCGCGACATCTCGGTTTCAAACGGACTCCGCCTCCAGTAGGGATTCACCAGGTCGAGCACCTGATTGTACCCGAGGGCCAACCCGCCCAGCACCAGCGCCGCACCGAGCACCAATTTCGCCAGCTCCCACGCCCCCAGTTCGCGCGCGCTCAGCGCCGCGCTCAGCGCCGCCACCCCCAGGAACATCACCACAAACACCACCAGAAACACCTGGCCCGCTCCCTCGCTCACCTGCAACCCGTACCGCACCAGCCCCGTCACCGCCACCACCAACCCCGCAAACGCCACCAGCGCCGCCAGCTCCTGGCCCGCCGCCAGGTCCCAGCCCAGCAATCGAAACACTCCCCCCGCAAACAGCGCCAGCCCGCCCACCACCGCCACAAACGCCGCGCTCACCAATGCCGCGTGCATCATCGGCAGCGCCGCCCGGCTCCGCGGCCCGATCTGCTCGTGGGCCTGCACCGTGCTCTCCGACCCGGCCCCCCGCATCGCCGTCAACGCCGTGAGCATCTTCATCCAGTCATCCGATTTCTGCTCCATCCCTCACCCCTCCGCTCTGGAGTGCGTCAGCTTGCTGCCGCTCCTCTCCCCTACCACGCCCTGTATTCGCCCCTGTGGCCCCAAAATCGCCCCTGAATACTAGGATATACCTCAAACCGCCCCGGCGATTACAGCGCCTCTTTTTCGACCCCTCACCGCTGTCCTGCCGCTTCCGTCCCGCTGACCCTCCGCTGATTCCCCGCTGTCCTGCCGCCAGCGTCACCGCAGCGGCGCTATCCCTTCCGCCGGAAACTCCCGGCCCGCCGCTCGTATCCCTCCACCTCCACCTCGCCCCGTTTCCAGGCCGCACACCCCGCCTGCAACCAGGCCCGCGCCACCTGCGATTTCGTGCACACCCAGCCCTCCGATTCCATCTCCGCCACCGCCTCATCCAGCAGCGCGTCCACGTCCGCGCCCACCCGGTAGCTATAGGCCCGGTTCTCCCCCCGCTTCTCCCACCGCCGCGACCGCTGCGGCCCGCCCGGCCCTGGAATCGCCGGCCCAC